CTGTACATCCCGTCCAAGGACGCAGGAGAGTTCACCACGATCAACGGCAAGCCCGTGCAGCCCATTCAGTTTGACGGCATCGGGGAAGCCCGTGAGTTCATTGACCGTTTCAAGGATGTTTCCAACTACGACATCTACGGAAACACCAACTTTGTGTACCAGTACCTTTACAAGGAGTTTCCCAATGAAGTCGATTACGACTTCAGCAGCCTCCGCATAGCCAACTTGGACATTGAGACATCGTGTGACGGCGGTTTTCCCACGCCATCTGCTCCCACGGAGCGGGTCATTGCAATCACGATCTCAATGGGCGACAAGACCTATGTGCTAGGCTTGGGAGACTTTCATATTGACGGCGAGGGAGTTTCCTGCATTCCTTATGATGACGAGCAAGAACTGCTTGCAGGGTTCATTGAACTGTGGAGGTTCCTTGATCCCGACATCGTGACGGGGTGGAACATCCGCTTCTTTGATATTCCGTACCTTGTGGCGCGGATGAACTACCTTGAAGAAGGATGGGGGAACTCCCTCTCGCCGTGGGGCAAACTCCGCGAGACTGTGGTGAATCGCATGGGACGCGACCAGACCGCGTATGTGATCAGCGGTGTTGCCACGCTTGACTACTTTGAACTGTATCAGACTTTCACCTATGTGAAGCAGGAGTCCTACTCCCTGAACCATATTTCCAAGGTGGAGTTGGGCGAAGAGAAACTGTCGTATGCGGAATACGAAACCATTCAGGAGTTCTACACACAGAACTTTCAGAAGTTCATGGAGTATAACTTCCAAGATGTGCGGCTTGTTGATCGCCTTGAATCCAAACTAAAACTCATGGAACTGGCGGTGGCGTTGGCGTATTCGGCGCGGGTGAACTTTGAGGATGTGTTCTCGCAAGTCCGCACATGGGATGCCATCATCCATCACCACCTGATGAGCAAGGGAATGGTGATCCCGCAGAAGACCGAGCAGAAGAAGGATGATCAGTACGCGGGTGCGTATGTGATGAATCCCATCGTGGGCAAGCACGATTGGGTGGTGAGTTTTGACCTGAACTCCCTATATCCCCACCTCATCATGCAGTACAACATCTCTCCCGAGACAAAGCACCCGAATCCCGTGTGGCGGCGCGGAGCCATTTCTCCCGAGTCCATGTTGGCACGGAATCGCGGGGAGGCGGTAAAGGATTTCATTGACCCTGCGGAATATCTGAACTCTGCGAAGGCGGACGGCGTGAGCGTGGCGGCGAATGGCGTTGCGTTTGTGCGCGACCGCCAAGGCTTCCTGCCTGAACTCATGGAGAAGATGTACGCAGAACGCAAGCACTACAAGAGCCTGATGATTGCTGCACAGAAGCGGTTGGTGGACTTGGACAAGAATGCTCCCGCCGAAGAGCGGCGCAAGATTGAGTACGAGATTTCCAAGTATCACAACTTTCAGTTGGTGCGGAAAATTCAGTTGAACTCTGCATACGGCGCAATCGGCAACCAGTACTTCAGATTCTTTGATGTGGCACTTGCGGAAGCCATCACGCTTTCAGGGCAGTTGAATATTCAATGGATCGGTGATGCACTGAACCGATTCCTGAATCGCATCCTGAAGACGGAAGGCGAGGAGTATGTGATCTACATGGACACCGACTCCGTATACTTGAGACTTGGCAAGGTGGTGGATTCGTCCTTCAAGGGCGAACGCGACACGCAACGGGTGGTGGACTTCCTGAACGGATTCTGTGAGCGCGTGGTGCAGCCACAGATTGAACGGGAGTTCGCCACCCTTGCGGATTCCATGAATGCCTACACCAACAAGATGGTGATGGGACGCGAAGTCATTGCAGAGGCGGGCGTGTGGACTGCGAAGAAGCGGTATATGCTGTCGGTGTGGGACTCTGAAGGTGTTCGCTACAAGACTCCGAAGTTCAAGATCATGGGCATTGAGACTGCGCGTTCGTCCACTCCTGCGTATGTTCGCAAGGCACTGAAGACTGCCATTGAGATGGTGCTGATGCAGGACGAAGCCACTCTTCAGGAGTTTGTCCGCAAGACCGAACGGGAGTTCAAGTCTCTGCCCGTGGAAGAAGTGGCTTCTCCCCGTGGCGTGAACGGCATGGAGGAGTACTCCAACCCGCTCACCATCTACAAGAAGGGTACGCCCATCGCGGTGAAGGCGGCTCTGCTGCACAACCATCTTGTCAAAAAGATGGGCTTGAGCAAGAAGTACCGCACCATCGGTGAGGGGGAGAAGATGAAGTTCATCTATCTGAAGACTCCCAATCCCATCCACGAAGGCGTGATTGGTTTCCCCGTCACCATGCCGAAGGAGTTTGATCTTCAGAAATACATTGACTACGACACTCAATTCAAAAAGACTTTCCTTGAGCCTCTACGCGCCATCACCGATGCGATGGGGTGGAGTCCCGAGGAAAGAAATAGTCTTGAGTCTCTGTTTGCGTGACCGCTTCCATACATACAGTATCTAACCCCTAACAAAAGGATTCGTAATGGCTACAAAGATCGTGAAGGTTCAGACTGGCGAAGAACTCATTGCTATGGTCACTGAAAATTTTGAGGGCGACAAGGTTGTATCGTATACCCTCAAGAATCCGTGCATGGTTGTTCCCATGCCCACGAAGGGCGGCGGTGCAAATATTGCTGTCGTGCCGTGGATGGCATCGGTCAAGGACACCAAGGTCACTGTGCCTGCGTCCTATGTGATGTTTACCGCCGAGCCTGCGACCGATCTTGCAAACGAGTTCAACGGCGCGTTCAACGGGCTTGTGGTTCCCACCGCCAATGCTCCCCACGCAGTACTCAAACTCACCACCTGATGAGTACCCTAAATCTTGAATACTTGAAAGGTCTTCTCTCGCAGAGAAAAGACCTGCTGCGGCGTGAAACTCAGCAGATGATCGTTGACAAACTTACGCCGTTGGATACAATACGGGCTAACGAGTCCGAGATGATGCTCATTGACGCACAGATGAAAGAATTGGAGAAAGCATGAAACTAAAGGACATTCTGAAGGCAGCAGGAAACAAGTACGCCACCGTAGCCTCTGACGGCTTGGAGGGCAGCGATGTAAAGGGATTCATCTCCACGGGATCGTATGCGTTCAACGCGCTGTTGAGCGGTTCCATCCACGGAGGAATGCCTGACAACAAGATCATTGCCCTTGCGGGTGAGCAAGCCACAGGCAAGACCTACTTTGCCCTGAATGTGGTGCGCGAGTTCCTGAACTCCGACCCCAACGCAATGGTCATGTACTTTGATACCGAGCAAGCCATCACCACGGATCTGCTGAAGTCCCGTGGGATTGACACTGACCGCGTGGCTGTGCTGCCTGTGGCTACCATTGAGGAGTTCCGCCACCAGTGTGTGCTGTCGGTGGACAAGTACCTTGAAGCAGACAAGGACTCTCGCCCCCGCATGATGATCGTGCTTGACTCGCTTGGAATGTTGTCCACCGAGAAGGAGATGAACGACACCGCAGAGGGCAAGACTACCCGCGACATGACTCGCGCACAGGTGGCAAAGGCAGCGTTCCGCGTCCTGACCATCAAGTTGGGTCATGCACGGATTCCCCTGCTGATGACGAACCACACCTACGATGTGGTGGGCGCGTATGTTCCCATGAAGGAGATGGGCGGCGGCAGCGGTCTGAAGTATGCTGCGTCCACCATCATCTACCTGTCCAAGAAGAAGGACAAGGTGGACAACGAGGTGGTGGGCAACATCATCCACTGCAAGGCACACAAGAGCCGCCTGACCAAGCAGGACAAGATGGTGGATGTGCAGTTGAATTTTGAGACAGGACTAAACAAGTATTACGGACTCCTTGACATTGCGCTGAAGCACGGTATCTTCAACAAGGTGTCCACGAAGATTCAGTTGCCCAACGGCAAGACTGCGTTTGAATCGCAGATCAACAAGAACCCCGAGAAGTACTACACCGATGACATCCTGCGGGCTATTGACCTTGCTGCGAAGAAGGAGTTCTGCTACGGTTCGGATGAATCGCAGCAGGCAATGGACAAACTTGCTGAACTGGATGAGGAGACGGAACTCACTTGAGCCAAACTGAAAAAACGATCCTGTCGGGACTGCTGAACGATCCCGAGTTCTGCAAGAAGACCATTCCGTTCTTGCAGGAGGAGTATTTTCTTGAACGCGTGGATCGGGCAGTGTTCCGTTCCATCAAGGATTTCGTGAATCAGTACAAGGGCATTCCCACAAAGGATGCCCTGCTTATTGCACTTGAAGACAACAAGGGATTGACGGAGGACGAGTTCTCCAAGTGCAAGAGCCTTGTGGGAGACATGGGGAAGTCCGCCAAGCAGGACACGCAGTGGTTGAGCGACACCACCGAGAAGTTCTGCAAGGACAAAGCCATCTATAATGCCATTCTTGAATCCATTCAGATCATAGACGGCAAGGACAAGGCGCGGACTCCCCATGCTCTCCCCGAGATTCTTTCAAAGGCTCTCGCGGTTTCGTTTGACACGAATGTGGGACACGATTTCCTTGAGGACTACGAGTCTCGCCATGAGTTCTACCACAGGGTTGAGCGGAAGGTTCCGTTTGACTTGGAGATGTTCAATGCCATCACCAAGGGCGGCATCTCTCCGAAGACCCTGAACATCATCATGGCGGGAACAGGCGTGGGCAAATCGCTGTTCATGTGCCATCATGCGGCTGCGTGTCTCATGCAGAACCGAAATGTGCTGTACATCACGCTTGAAATGGCTGAAGAGCGCATCGCGGAACGCATTGACGCAAACATCATGGACATTACGATGGATGAACTTCAGGACTTGCCGCTTGAGATGTACGAGAAGCGGCTGAAGGGTGCGACTCGCGGCGTGAGCGGTAAACTCATCGTGAAGGAATACCCCACCTCCTTTGCAAATGTAAACCACTTCCGCATCCTGTTGGACGAGTTGCGCCTGAAGAAGCAGTTTGTTCCTGACATCATTTTCGTGGACTACATCAACATCTGCTCGTCTGCGCGATTCAAGCACGGCAACAACATCAACTCGTATGGCTATATCAAGGCTATTGCGGAGGAGTTGCGTGGTCTGGCGATGGAGCGAGATGTTCCCATCGTGAGTGCCACACAGGTGAACCGCGCAGGGTTCTCGTCCACGGATGTTGACCTGACGGACACTTCAGAATCATTCGGCTTGCCCCATACTGCTGACCTGATGATTGCCCTGATCACCACCGATGAGTTGGAGAAGGCAGGACAGATCATGGTGAAGCAGTTGAAGAACCGCTACAACGGCAAGGCTGCAAACAAGAAGTTCATCGTGGGCTTGAACTACGCCAAGATGAAGTTCTACGATATTGACAGCAGCGTTTCTGAAGACCTGATGGATGCAAACATCCAAAAGGGCGAAGGAGATGGATACGGATCAGGATACGGTGCCAAGGACTTCACGGCGAAGTTCGGCAAGAAGCGCGACACTAGCGATTGGAACATCTAATGAAAACAGCAATCATTACTGGCGTAAACGGACAGGACGGATCTTACCTTGCGGATCTCTTGATCTCAAAGGGGTATTTTGTTGTAGGACTCAAGCGGCGCACCTCGCTCATCAATACTGAACGAGTTGACCACATCTACACCAACGAAGTGTCCAACTCACAGTTCAAGATGTGCTACTACGATCTCACAGACGGTGGCGCGTTCACCAACCTGCTTATGAAGTACAAGGTGGACGAAGTGTACAACCTAGCCGCGCAGTCCCATGTTGCGGTTTCGTTTGATGTTCCCGAGTACACCAATGACGGTATTGCAGGAGGAACGCTGAAGATGCTTGAAGCCATTCGGTCGGTGTCTCCGCAGACCCGCTTCTATCAGGCTTCGTCTTCTGAAATGTACGGCGACTCCACGGATTACGGAACCACGGGCTACACGGAAACCAGTCGCATGATGCCAGTTTCTCCGTATGCGGTAGCCAAACTTCACGCGCACCACATGACCCGCGTGTACCGCCAAGCCTACGGACTCCACGCAAGTTCAGGCATTCTGTTCAACCACGAAAGCCCACGGCGTGGCGAGACATTCGTGACCCGCAAGATCACCATTGCAGCGGCTCGTATTGCACAGGGCAAGCAGAAGAAACTGCTGCTTGGCAATATTGACGCAAAGCGCGATTGGGGTTTTGCAGGAGACTATGTGGATGCCATGTGGCGTATGCTGCAACAGCCGAAGGGTGATGATTATGTGGTGGCTACGAACCGCACCTATTCCGTGCGTGAATTTTTGGAAGTAGTATTCCAATACTCAGGGCTTGGTGACTACCGCCGATATGTTGAAATTGATCCGCGTCTGTTCCGACCGAATGAAGTTCCGTATCTGCTTGGCAATCCTGAAAAAGCCAAGAAGGTGTTGCAATGGGAGCCACGGCATGATATGATCGCCCTTGCACAGATGATGTACGATTCCGACCACAAGCGAGAGCAATCCAAGCCGTAATGTCCACTTATATTGACAAGAAATACATCAACATGGTGTCGCCTCAACTTGAACGCTTCAAGTGGAAGACACAAGCACTTGCAAACTGCCGTTGTCCCCTCTGCGGAGACTCACAGCGGAACAAGAGCAAGGCGCGTGGTTTCTTCTTCCCCAAGAAGAACGATTATTTCTACAAGTGCCACAACTGCGGGATAGGGCATTCTGTATACCGATTTTTGGAAACCGTGGCTCCTGCTCTGGCACAGGAATACGCGCTTGAGCGGTGGCGAAACGGGGAGAACGGCAAGAGCAACTATGTGAAACCCGTGGAGGCTGCTGTAGCCCTTCCACAGGCACAGATGCGGCTTCCTGCGGTGTCCACGCTTTCCGAAACGCATCCTGCGCGGCAATATTTGGAAACCCGCAAGGTTCCCCACCTTGATCGGTTCTATTTTTCAAAAGGATTCGGAGATTGGGTGCGCTCCATTGACTCTACATACACTACCGTTCCGAATGACGAGCGTATCGTCATCCCTTTCGTGAACAAAGCAGGGGAACTCCTCGCGGCGCAAGGACGCTGCTTGAGCGGTTCCAAAAATTCAATCCGATACATTACCGTGAAGTTCACCAAGGACGGACGAGCGGTCTACGGCGAAGATCGGTTGGATTATTCAAAGAAGGTGTACGCCGTTGAAGGTCCGATTGACTCTGTATTTCTCCGTAACTCTATTGCTCTTGCTGGCAGCGAACTCGCTCACGCCACAAAACTGTTTCGTGATTGTGTTGTTGTTTACGACAACGAACCACGCAATCCCGAGATTGTACGCAAGGTGGAAGACGCGATTCGCAGCGGATACACCGTCTGCGTGTGGAACAGCAGCATCGGGGAGAAGGACATCAACGACATGGTGCTTGCAGGACGAACCCCCGAAGAGGTTCAGGGAATCATTGACGAGTGTTCGTGCAGCGGTTTGACTGCACTGGCGCGGTTTTCACAATGGAGAGTGCGATGATTGAAAATGTTTTGGTTCTTGACAAGGGTTTCGTGCAGTATGTTGACCACATGGGCAGTGATCTCACGGTGGTCAACTCTGCGCGTGTTTCCTTCAACAAGGTGAGTGATTGGGATAGTGAACATCATTGGACAGGCTCCCGAGAACACAAACTGTCCGAACGGGACGGAAAACTCATCAAGTATCTCGCAACCCATAAGCACTGGACTCCGTTCGCGCATCCACAGATCACCCTGCGGATCAAGGCTCCTATATTCATACGAGCGCAATTGGGCAAGCATCAAGTCGGTCTTGTTATGAACGAGGTGAGCCGCCGCTATGTGAGCGATCCACCAAGCGTGTATTTTCCACGGTGGCGCGGCAAGCCCACGAACGGTGCAAAGCAGGGGTCGGAAGACTTCATGCCTATTGATGACGGCTACAACACCGTGAACCGCCACTACGAAATGTGCGTTCGGGACGCGCTACAGACCTACGAAGAACTCCTGAAGCGAGGCGTGGCTCCTGAACAGGCACGGGCTGTGCTGCCGCAGGGAACCTATACCGAATGGTGGTGGACTGGTTCACTTGCAGCGTTTGCGCGTGTGTACGCACAGCGCAGCGATCCCCATGCCCAATGGGAATGTCAGCAGTACGCAGCGGCAATCGGTGAGATCATAGCACCCCTTTTCCCCCATTCGTGGGCTGCTCTGACGCAGAAAGCACCCGCCCCTGAAGCCTAAATACAGGGATGACCTACTTTAACGATTCTCCCAAGCCCACAGAGCCACGCCGAACTGCTGCTGTTTCCAGTGGTCAGTTTGAGTCAGGTTCCGTATTTCGTTTAGTGCGCGAAATCCGTGGTTCCGCGTACTCTGTGGGCGATCAGTTCATGCTGGTGGAGAGTGAAGACTGCCACGATCCCAACACGCTTGTACTGGGCGGTGTAGGCGAAAACTACTTTATAGACCCCCGTGGCAAGCCGCTAAAGATAGAGGCAGGGGACACACAGATTGACTCTATTTTTGAGTTGGTTCGGGAACCGCAGCGCGAGGTGGTTGAGGAGATTGGAGCCGAGGACGCTCCACCCCGTCATGTCACAGCCGAGCAGTTCAAGACTTTCCGCGAGGGTCTTGCTGGCGTTCTGAACGAGATTGCCGCTGTTCGTTCCACTGGCGGGGAGCGTGGAGAGCGCGGTCCGCGTGGCTACACAGGCGTTCAGGGCGACAAGGGTGATGTCGGACTGCAAGGACCGCAGGGTGAAAGGGGTGAGCGCGGTGAAAAGGGAGAACAGGGCGAACAAGGTGAACAGGGAGAGAAGGGCGATACGGGTGAGCGCGGACCGCAAGGCGAGCGTGGCGAACCTGGTCCGCAAGGTGATCGTGGCGAGCAGGGCGAGCGCGGTCTGCAAGGTGAACGGGGAGAACAAGGCGAACGGGGACAGCGCGGCGAGAAGGGCGAGCGTGGTGAAGCAGGAGCGGTCGGTTCGCAAGGACCGCAAGGTGGACGCGGTGCTGATGGTGTTGCGGGTGCTGACGGTCGGGATGGTGCTATTGGTCCGCGTGGCGAACGGGGCGAAAAAGGCGAACGCGGCACTGACGGCGCAGTGGGCGCGGCTGGTCCAAAGGGCGCAAAGGGTGATAAAGGCGACAAGGGAGATACTGGAGAGTCTGGCGTTGTAACTGCCAAGTTCCCGCTGGTCTATGACGCAGACGAAAAAACCATCTCCATTGACGAAGAACGCCTAGACAAGATTCTCAAGAAGATTCTTGGCGGCGGCAAGGTGTCTCCCCAAGACATGGGCTGGCTTGCGTCCACGGGTGGCGGTGGCAAGGTGGCTGTGTACATCAACGGCTCCAAGATCACGCCTGATGTTCGCACACTAGACTTTACAGGCGCAGGAGTCACGGCTAGCAAGGTGGGCGGCAAGGTCACCATCAATTTCACAAGCACTAGTGCGGTTCAGGGTGTGTCCTCGGCTAACGGGTTCACGGGTGCGGTGAGTTTTCGTGCAGGAGCAGGAATCACCGTCTCCAACAGCAGCAACGGGATCTCGTTTGCCATAGACTATCAGTTCGGTGGTCAGACCTTCCCAACATACGGAGTAGGCGGAATCTCCGCAGCGGGTGTTGACTTTCTCCTGTTGCAGAGAAAGAGCGGAACAGGAACACCCGCAAATCAGATGTACATCCATAACATCTCTACCCTGTTCAATCAGTTTGTTCCACTTGTTCCGTTTCCAAAATACGGTGTTCTAGACGAGGGGCTTGAGGCTCCCATGATGATTCAGGTGGACGGTGCCGCGCCGATAGCAGTGGACTTTGATGCTCAGGTGGATGTTATTTCAAAAAATCTGACCGTTGTAGACGGTGGAATCTACACCTAAATAGAGTACGCACTATTAGGACACAACTATGGCAACAGAAATCACATTCCGTAGAGGCTCCAATGACCCCACATCGGGTTCGGGTCTAACACTTGCTGAGCCAGCGTTCAATACAACGCTGAAGACTTTCCATATTGGTTTAGGTCACGGTGTTACTGCGGCGTGGGTTGGCGCACCAATCAGCGGCTTGAGCGCGGACATTGCAGCAGGCATCACCTACAAGATTCCTACTGCTGCTGCTGTTAAGAACTATATCAGCGGGCTGTGTTTCGGCAACACTGCTGGTGGCGGTGGAGCAGTTTCTTCTGTTTCAGGATCAGGAAACGGAGTATTGGTTTCTCCCACCACAGGTGCGGTTGTGGTATTCAATACTGGTGTCCACTCATTCAACGGAGCCACGGGTGCGGTGCAGGGTGTGTCGGCTGCTGTAGCAGGAACAGGTATCTCCGTATCAGGTGCAACAGGTTCGGTTACCATTACAAATATTGGTGTTCAATCGTTTAATGGAAACACAGGTGCAGTCACAGGCGCATCCCTTGGCGCAAACACCTTTACAGGCACACAGACACTCAACGCAGGACTCACCACCTCGTATCTGTACGCCTCCACGGGTTCCACCTTTGCGTCCACTCTACAGGTCAATGGCGGTGCAACCTTCTCGGCTCGCACGGACTTTGCGGGCAACAACAACTTTGCCACAGGATTGTCTGCTGCGGGTACACTAAACACCACGGGCAGCATCAAGTTCAACGGAACCACTGAAAAAACCATTACGACCACACAGGCTCCGCTCACGATCATGGGAGTAACAAGTGGTATAGTATCTGCTGGCAATTATAATGCCATTATTTTAGGTGTGCAGGCAGATGATCCGCTGAAACTATATTCCGCTACGGGTCTTGTAGATATTAACTACAACGATACAATTGGAAGT